CGCAAATCTAAATCATTATCAACTTCTCTAGGTGCTGCAGCGTCCAAATCCCGCCCTCGTACTGCTAAATATTAAACATATTTCATATTATTTTTGTATTCGTTTAAATGTATAATAGAACGTGATATTAATTCATCAGTTATTTCTGTTTTTTTATTTATAATAAACCAACCGCGAATATACGTATTTTCATCTGTTTCGAATGGTTCTTTATCTATTTTATAAATTTTATCATCGTGTATCATTATTATATAATTCATAATTAATTATTGATTATTAATATTCATTTTTTATTTATATAAGTGAAATTAAATATGATATTATTTTATGTAAATATATTATTAAAAATGGATTTAGATAATTTGAATGTTATTTTTGAAATACCTCATAAAACTGCTAATTTATTATTAGAAACTATCCTTAAAAATAATGATACCAATAATAAAATTATTGTAAGTGATAATTTATATACTGATACTAAAATAAATGAATGGGCTAATACATTACCAACAACGAAAGGCGGTTCAATATTAATTGAAAAATTAATAAAAACACCAATAAACGATAAAGAATTATTATTAATGAGACAAAAAAATAATTTTGAAGTTATGTCATACCATCTAGAATCATTAAAAAATAATGAGAATGAATTATTATGGATTATGACACTAAAAGAAGAAATAGATGAAGATTTATCAATAAATCTATTATTTCCATCGACATATATGATTAATAATATGAATTATTATAGTATTCTTTTAGATTTTTATCATATATATAAAATTTGTATTGTTCCATTATCAAGTCTCGTATTTCCAATATCGGCTGTTTATATGCCATTCTATTATTTAAATAAATATTTACAAGTTAAAATGCCCTTTTTAGATTATCTAAAAATTATTTATCAATTTATTAAAATATTATTTACATTTTCTGGTAATATAAGAAATGATTTAATTAAAATTGTTACTGTTTTTATGTATGTAGCAGTATATATTTATAGTATTTATCAATCATTTTATGTTTCCTATATTATTTATAAAATACGTGAAAAACTATTTAATAAAATTCATGGATTAGTCGATTTTATTAAAACTTCCATAACTATAATTAAACAATCCAATAATATTTGGAAATCATTCTTCCTATTTCACCATGAATTAACAGAAGAACAATTAAATTATAGCATAAATAACTTATCAACCTTAAATAATGATATTTCGACCATTTATAAATTATGGAAAAATCAGCAATATAAGGAAGATATTATAAATATTCTAAAAGTTATTTATACAATTGATATTATAAATACTATTACTAAACTTAAGAAAAATAAATATTGGTGTCTTCCAACATTTGACAATACCGACACTAAAATATGGAATATTCACAATCCATTATTACCATCGACACAAACACCAAATCCGGTTAATTTAAAAAAGAATATTATTATTACTGGTGTAAATGCTGGTGGCAAAACTACATATGTTAAATCAATAACTGCAAATGTTATACTGGCTCAAACATTTGGTATTATAAATGCTATTAAAGGTAATATTTATTTATATGATGCAATTACGACTTTTATGCGCGTAGTTGATATAGTCGGTGATAAATCATATTTTGAAACAGAAACCAGCTATTGCAATAGTATGATAAATGTAGCAAATGATTTGCATAAAAATAATAAAAGAGGTTTATTTTTAATGGATGAGCCGATGCATTCAACACCACCAATAGAAGGTGTAGCGGTTGCATTCTCGGTTGCCGAATATTTAGGTAAATTAAATGGAATTACATTAATAATTACTACCCATTTTCATAATCTCATAGAATTAGCTGATTTATATAAATCATCATTCATTAATTTGAATGTTAATGCGACTTATAATACCGATTCTAAAACATATGATTTTAATTATAAGATTAATAAAGGCGGTTCAACCCAAATAATAGCAATCGAACTATTAGAAAAACATAAATTCAATAAAGATATTATTAATAGTGCGATTGAAATGAAAAACAAATTATATAATCAAACTTTAAGAAATGTTCGTATTTAAATTATTCTCTTTTAGCAACATCGTATTTTATATAACCATTTTCATTTTAATATTATTTATTTTATTTTTAGCATATAAATATTTATATCTTGAACAATCCGTTTATCTATTAACGAATAAACTAAATAGAATGGAAATAGAATATAATAATCCATCGACCGTTCAATATAATAATTCTATAAATGAAAGTATTCGTGTTGCCGATAATATAATGAATGAGATATTCACCGATACTTCTAATATATGCGATGAAATTAGTGGATTTTGCGAAATTCCTAAAAAACCTACTGTCGAAATTGTCGAACCTCCCGTAGAAATATTTGATTTAAAGAAAGAAGTAGAAGTAGAATCGGTTGTAAGTGCGAGCGTTGATACAACTTCTAAGAATCTAATGAAATTAAATATGGAAAAACTAAAAACAAAATGCGAAGAACGTGAATTACCGACTGACGGAACGAAAAAACAATTAGTTGAACGTATTATAAATTATGACAATTCAAAAAATGAAGAATTATTAGATGTTGAATAAATATAAAGATATTAATATAAATTTGTAATATGGCTGACAACGAAGAAATAGGACTCGTTAAAATTAATTATAATGTTTTTTTAAATTGTCTCAGATCTCATAATTCGAATGTAATATCTGAAAATATCGTTAATAAAGCAAATGAATTAGTTAATACTTATAATTGTTTTGTTTCCAATTACGATGCTAGAAGTTTATGGGAAAAGAAAAAGATTATTGCATCCAATAAAATTAAAACAACTACCAGACATCATATTATTAATATCGATTTTAGCGATAGTTCGAAATGTAAAAAAGAATTTATTTCTTATTTAAATAAATTAACTGATGTGAATAAATCAGTAATATATGATAAAATTAAATATTATATTTCACAAATTGATGATAATATTATTAACTCGCTATTTGATGTTCTCATAAATTTTATTAAAAATTCTAATAATATTATTTATATCGAAGTATTATTCTTATTTAATGATGCTTATATAGAATCACATATTACGAACTATTATTCAAGTTATTTAGAAAATAAAGAATGGTTACCTCAAGAAATTATAATTCCACATAATGAAATATTCGATGATGAATTTTATGATGTCTATTGCAATTATATTAAATTAAAGAAAAACTGTTTATCTATTTTACGAGCATTATGTATAATTCTTAAAAAAATAAATAAAATTAGCATTATTGAAAATATTATTAATGAAATTATTAAAGATTTAAAAAAATTTTTAGCAGAAACTAAAAATAATTATAAACATATTATTGAATTATTATTAGAAGAATATACTATTATTCTTGATTATATACCCAAACAAACATATATAAATTATATTACTAATATTGATTTGTCTAATTTGGACGCATCGACAAAATTTAAAATTTCTAATATTACAGAAAAATACATTTAATTTTTTTTATCCTTATATATTTAAATGGTTAGATTTAATAAAAATTTAATAATTAAATATTTAAGTATTATCAAAGAATATGAAGTTTTCAAAAACGACAAATATAAAATTAAAGCTTATGAAAACGTAATTAATAATTTACATATATATCCACATGATATTAAAGATTTAGAAACATTAAAAACTAATAAGTTTGGAATTGGAAAAGGTATATTTGAAAAAATTAAAGAATTATTTGAGACTGGAAAAATAACATATATAAATGAAAATATTAAAAAAGATAAGTTATTTAAATTTAAACAAGAATTAATACAAATTTATGGAATTGGACCGGCTAATATTAATAAAATTATCGAAAATGGAATAACCACCATGCCTCAATTAAAAAAGAATATATCCATTTTGAATGCTAAACAGCAAATAGGATTCAAATATTATAAAGATTTTAAAAAGAAAATACCATTATATGAATTTAAAAAACATATGACTATCCTAGAAAAAGATTTATCCAATTTAACTTATGAATTCGTTGGATCTTATCGCAGAGGCAAAAAACTTATGGGCGATATCGATATTATTATTATGAAAAATCCTAATTTTGATTTAAAGACTTATATCAATTCCCTTATTGGATATGTTGTCGAAACTTTAGCTCTTGGTTCAAATAAATTTATGGGTGTTGTTAAATTGCCTAATGAGAAAATAGCACGACGTATTGATATATTAATTGCACCTAAAGACGAATATTATTTCTCATTATTATATTTCACAGGTTCACAATTATTTAATATCGGTATGCGTCATTATGTTAAACAGACATTTAATATTTCTTTGAGCGAACATGGGTTTGATAGAAAAGTTAAAAGTAATATACATAGCGAACAAGATATATTCAAATTTCTAAAATTAAAATATGTAAAACCTAATAAAAGAACTTTATTTATTATATAAAAATAATATTTTAGTTAATTAGAATAAAACATTACTTATGGCGAATTTTGGTATATCATACATAACTAAAATATTATATTCAGTAATAACTATAATTCTATTAGTTGTAATTTATAGTTATATAGTAAGTCTTGAAAATAAAGGCTGTAAATGCGCTATGACCCAAAATATAAATTTTATTAAAGGATTTACCATATTTTCCATAATATATCTATTATTCACCGGTTTAGTATCTGATAAAGTTATTTATGATAATCTCGGTGGCAGTATTGTCGCCCTCAATAAATTCATAGATCTAATATTCGTTCTAGTATTTATTTATTATTTATATGAAGTCTTTAGATATACTCGCTATTTAGTTAATGAAAAATGCAAATGTTCTACTGATATGCGTCGTGAAATAATCATGATAGGTTCAGTAATTGAAATGATTTTAATATTTATTACATTTGTTCTTCAAATTATAATATTTACCGTTTTAACTGTAATGTTTAATTTAATAAAATCAGTTGAAGATGGTGCTGGCGATCTTAAAGGTGCTATCCGCGATCCAATAGGTTCATTATCTAAAATTCCATCAAAATTACGCTCAAGTGTTAATGATATTAAGACAGGTGTTAATAAAATTACAAAACAAATAGGAAAAGTTAAAAATATACCTCGTTAAATATTCAAAGTTCTGTTATTTGCTTTTTTACCCCTCGTTGATGATTTTAAAATCTTAACATCGGTTGCATCCTCTATTATTGAAGTGATTTCTTCATCGCTTATAGATAATGTTTCAATTCTATTATCATCATCCTGATGTATTGATATTTTATTATGAACATTATTTATAATATTATTTATATCATTTTCAGGTTTGCTAGGTTTCATAGAAGGCATCTCTTGAAATGGACTACTATTATTCAATCCGCTGAATAAATTATTTACCATTCCAAATAATCCAGATGAATTACCAAATAAACTATTTACACCACTTTCGACCGGTTTAGCAGCTGGCGTAGCTGCTTTTGGTTGTGATGAACCAATATTATTATATATAAATTGTTTTGCTGCTGCATTTTGAAACTGTTTCATTAATTCCGGATTTGCTTTTAATACCTCTTCTACACCTGGAATTGAACTTTCCTTAAACATTTTAGAAGTTAAATGAAACATAAAAGCACTACCAGATAAACTAACAAATAATCTTAATTCAGGTGGCATAGATTTTCCTTTTGATTTATATTTATCGTGTAATTCTTCAAAAATATCATCAAAATCATTTATATTTTCATGCACTTGCTCAGACCATCCATCTAATTTAATTGCAAATGGGTCATATCGAGTATTTAAATACTCTGTACCCGTAACAAATGCCATTAACATCTTTCTCTGAAATCTCACACTCGCATCAATATCTTTATCTCTAATTATTCGATTATACTCGTGTCTCATTTCTTCAATATTTGATTGCATCGTTAAATTACTAGGTATTTTATAACCCTTTAATTGTAATCGATTTAACTGATATAATATTTCTTTTTTCTCATTTAATTCATTTTTATAAGGATTTAATTTTGTGCTCGATTTTTCTTCATCTTCATCGTCCTCTTCTTCTTCGTCATCTTCTTCCTCTTCTTCGCTTTCTTCTTCTTCCTCTTCTTCGTCGTCATCATCGCCATTACTACTTTTATTGTCATCTTCCTCAGCCATATATAAAATCTTTTTATTTGGATTTACTAATTTCTTCGGCTGATATGATGGTGGTGGCGGTTGTTGCTTCTTTTTTGGTGAACTAGATGACGACGATGACATCGATGACATGGACGACAGAGATGCTATATCTGCGCTTATCTTCGTTTTGTTAAATAATAAATTAGTATCATTTAATTGCTGTTTATTTGGAAAATCTATATAATCATTCATTTATTACTTTACTTATTAAAAAATAGATATGTTTATATCTCTTAAATAAACGAAACATTAATAATTAAATATTCGTTTTAATATATCTGGCGTATAATAATCAACTATTTCATCATATTTAAATTCAGGAATAATGATTTTATCGTCAACTTTTGAAACTTCTATTTTAGGTGGTGATTTTTTCTCAACTACTGGACAATTCTTATGTTTATTTAAATAATCTAATCCTGATATATAATAATTATTATATGCCAATAATCTATCATATTCATTAAACGGAAATAAACTTTTATAATATACGAAATTATATAAATTCATATTAATTGTTCCGTTTTTATTAATAATTATTGGCGTAGATCCTAATGTAATCTCATATTTATTTACATTCGTATATTCATATATTTTCTTATTTATTAATAATCCAATTTTATCGTCCGTATAATACATACCAATAGTTATATATTCATTATCTTCTATAAATGATTTATCAATATCTTCAATTAATCCCTTATATATAATATTACCGATAGTTAAATGAACACTATAATTTAAATTTTCAGTTATTATTAAATTTATATGTATTATGGATGGTGAATAAGTAGGTATTATAGTATCTGTAGTAATCGTATTACCGGTCATTTCAAATAAAATATTATTTTTAGTATTACAACCATTAATTTTAGCAGTAATAAACATCGTAAATATTTTAACTTCATATGTTTCATTATTATTAGCAAAATTATAACAACTTGGTCCAGTTAATTCATTTATATTAGCGCCTTTTGCACCATTTTTATTTGCACTATCTTCAAATGATATTGATTTTTTAAAATTAAAATAATTATTATAATTAAAATCAACAGTATCACTAGAATCAATATCATACCATCTCCCATCGGCTTGTGAAATTTTATCTGTATCTTCAAATGTATTTATACATATAAATTTATGTCCTTTATACGGTAATATTGAATTATCTATTTCATTTGGATCATTATTATTATCATCTTTAATGATTTTTTCTTTATTATGAAAACCTTCTAAATATTTAGTGGGAATTGTGAAATTTTCATTTAATTTATAATATGATAATATAACTAACATAATAAACAACCCAATAAAAAAACTAAAAATTTTGACTAAATATAAATTCATTTCCTTAAAATTATATAAGAATTATTTTAATAATTAAAATATTATCCTATTGAAAATGCTAAAAACTGATGAAACTAATAGTATCTGCTCTGACGATGATACCAAGGAAAGTGTCATTATTAAAGAAAAGGATGATGAGGAAGAAGAAGATGACGATGAAGAAGATGACGACGATGAAGAAGAAGCTGATGAAGATGACGACGACGACGACGACGATGATGAAGAGTTTGATGCTACAATTATCCAATTTGAAATGCTAAAGAATTTCTTCGTAGATAAAGAAGGTAATAATATTGCAACACATCTTAATTCAATCTCACATGAACTGCGAAAACTAAATAAGATTGCTGTAAAACTATTAGAAAAATAAATTATGCTATATTATATAAAACTTTAGCTGTTGAATAATCTCTCATTACATTCTCGGCGGTTCCTATTGGTAATATTAATTCTTTTAATCCATAGAAATTTGGATTACCTCTTACGCGATCGCGTAAAGTCTTTAAAGGACAATTGTCTTTTAATTCAATAATTATTTTTATCGAGTCTAATTTAATTATGACAGGTGATTTAATCTTTGTATATCCATCGGGAGTATAATAACTATTTGGATATGTAAATACGGTATCTATAATACCAGTATTAGGTATTATAAAGAAATTAGGCGTATTTTCGAATGCTATAGTTTCACATGGAAACGGCAATCCTTTTCCAGAATATGATGTTATTTTATCCATAGGATTTGGTGCAATTACAGCCATATTAGTATAATTATTGGGATTTTTTATAAACCCATTAATTTTTAATTGTTTATTATTAATGTTTGTAATATTTATATTCGCATATTCACTATCAAATGTTTCATTCATTATAATTCTATTATATTAATTTAAAATAATTTATATGTCCCTAATCCATTTGGATTAACTAAACTTTTATAACAACTTACACCATCGCACACTACCGCATATTTATCATCCATTTCTTTATTTTTAAGATTAATTAATTCAGAACAATTACCACACGGACTAATATTATTAATAGCTTTTTGTCGCTCCTCTTCCACTATTTTATCATAATTTTGTTGTAAATATAATCGCATTTCATAACTGGATTTAATCATATTATTTTCAGCTAATTTAGCATTTAATGAATTATTAAAACTACATCTAGTTTCATAATTAGTAAATGCGCGACCGTCTGACATTCTTAATGGACATTTTCGATTAGGATAATCTGTAGAACAGCAACTCATTATATTCTATTGATTATAAATATAAAAAAATAAATATCTAAAATTCATGTTCATAACATAAATTATGTATATATAACTCGTTATGTCGCCCGACTCTCTGTGCCCGTCCAATAGCCTGTTGTTTTTCTATACCCATATTATGAAATATTATAACATCTGTTGCATAACTAATATCAATACCACTTCCAGCATATTGAGTATTTAATAATATTATATTTATTTCTCCCGATTTGAATTTATCCAAAATATTCATCATATGCGAAGTAGTCCCTTTCAGTAATTCATAATTATTATTATTCTTTCGTAATTCTATTTTAATTTTCTCAAAACTATTTTCATTTTTACTAAATATTAAAAATCTTCCATTCGGTTTATCATTTATAATCTGTAATAAAGTTTCTTCTTTACTTAAAACATTTTCAATAGTCGCATTATTTTTATTATTTTCATCAACAATTGCTATTAATTTATCCGTACTTGTAATATTCGTTCGACAATTTGGACAATTTTTATTAGTATTTATCCATTTCATTAAACATTTACCACAGAATATATGCGTACATTCTAACATTATAGGATTTGATATTAAATCCATACAAATGGCACATGATTTAGATGATATATAACTAATTCGCTCTGTTAAATTATTTATTTTTTCTTTTTGTAATTCGATTTCATTTTTTATATTCTTCAATCGTATTGCTTTACTTTCGCTATTAATATCCAACGTAGTTATATAATCTCGTTCGGTTTCTTTATTAAATAAATCACGTTTTAATTCTTTTGAAACTAATTCAATTATATCATCTTCTGTTTCATTTTTACCACCCAATTCTCTAATAGCACCCGGAATATCATTAGCATTTATTTTTTCTAAAATAGAATCAGTTATAAAATTCTTTATAATATTAATATTTTGCGATAATTTACATAAATAATATTTTTCTATTGGTTCTGGTATCAAAAAACTATTCTTAATAAATTTAGGATTATTCTTAATTAACATTAAATTAATAAATTCGTCATTCAATAATTCTTTTATAGTATTCGAATATATTATAGAATTATTAGAATTATATACCTTTTTTAATAAATCTTCATAAGTTCCCGAGATTAACCATAAATAATAATATTTAATATTAGGAATTTTATTAATAATATCGTGTGCTTCATCTATAATAATACGTTTCCAACTATTTATTAAATTGTAATTACCATCTTCATAATAATAATCAAATAAAACTCTTAATGTTGTATTTTTTATTAATATTAAATCATAACTATTAAAAAAATTAATAATATCTTGTTTATTACTATTATATTTTGGTATATTCTTCTTTATAAAATTTAAATTATCAATAGCTAATACTTTTAGATTCGTCTGTTTATTAATCATTTCTACCCACTGCACATAAACAGGACCTCTGGGAACTATAACTAATGTTGTATTGAATATAATATTTTCAGGTATTATTAAATTGTTTTGCGAAGATATATTCAAATAACTATAATTTTTATAATTATTAAATGTTTTTGTATAAATATTATTGACATATATATTTTTTACATCATTTGTAGCTATTAATGCTAATACAATTAAGGTTTTACCATATCCAACAATATCCCCAAATATACCAACATTTGTTGATATTTGTATAAAATTGTCAATATTATTAAATTGAGTGTAATTACTGTATAACATAGTCATTATAGATATGAATCTTTCTCGACTCGAAATATTATATCGAATACTTCCGTTTATTTCCATATCTAATGCTTTATATAAGGCTGTTAATTGATGTGGTTTTAATTTTGTTTTTATTCTATCGTTTTGCAGAGCAAATTTATTAGTTTCATTTAATTCTATATCATAATAATTAACTTCTATTGACATTTATTATATTAAATTAAAAATATATAAGGGATATAATCCTAAAATTATATATAATAAGAATGGAGGCTAAAAAGGAAAGTGCGACTTATGAAATCACAGACAATAGCGGTGAAGTTAAAACAGTTGCTGAAACAGCTGAAGTAAAAAAGAAAATTGTATTTGGTCTTCCAGGTGATAATTTTTCTTCAAAATTCCTATTATCATGGACTGCAACCATTAATGCCCTATGGGAATCTAAAAAATATGATATTGTCGTTAGCTCCGGTGTTAGTTCATATGTAACATTCGCACGTATGCAAACTCTAGGTCTTGATGTTCTTCGAGGCTTTAATCAAAAACCATTCGATAATATGGAATTCGATGTATGGATTACTATCGATAGTGATATTATCTTTACTCCTCAACAAGTAGTTGATCTAATCGATTCAACTGACCAACATCCGGTTGTTAGTGGAATGTATCGTATGAGTAATCTAACCTCATATACTATTGTTAAAGATTGGGATACTGATTATTTTGCTAAAAATGGAACTTTCCAATTTCTAACTCCTGAAGATGTTACTAAATGGAAGGAAGAAACTTCTCTTAAATATCTACCTGTCCATTATACCGGTATGGGCTTTTTTGCAGTAACAAGAGATGTACTACGAAAAATGACATATCCATATTTTAATTCCGATATTCAAGAGATTATAACCGATGATGGAAAGATTATTCGTGATGTTTGTTCAGAGGATGTTGCATTCTGTAAAAATATTCATAAACTCGGTATTCCTATTGTTATTAATACCGATATTCGAGTTGGACATAATAAATTAATTGTTATATAAATATAAATATGGATTTATATTATTTATTTCTATTTGTATTCTTATTAGCAGTAGGTTATTATTCTATTAAATATCTATTCTTCATTTTCATAGGAATGATAATTGCATTTTATATATCTTATAAATATCTATTTCCAATATATTCATCTGTTAATAAAATTACTTATTAAATTTATTTTTATACATTCTCCTACCTCCATTCATCCGTGGAGGTAATGATGATGGTATTGTTGTTATAGGAATAGAAGAGGAATCATTATATGTAAATGTATTATTGGCATTTGCATTATTAATAGGTATTGGGAATGGCTGTGGTGGGATTACATTAGGTACTGATGGTGCTACAGGTACTACTACTTCCGGTTTACTGCTGCTTCGCGTAAATAAATATATAATTAATAATAATATAAATATCGCAAATATTACAAATAATCCAATAAAAAGTATTTTCTTATATAATGGTTGTCTAATTTCTTCATCATATTTAGCGGCTTCTCGTTTGGTTGTTAATTCATATTCTGTTTTTTCTAGCTTTTCTTCTTTCTTTTTTTTTAGTAATTCAGCTACTGCATCCATAGCATCTCTAATTTTGGTATAATCAAGATTATTATCATCATGAGGCATTATTTAACTTAATCTAATAAATTATATGAAAAAAAATATTAAAATTAATAAATAGATATGAATTTATATAAAAAAATTATCGTTTATAATTGGATTAATTATAATAAATTCAATACCCATGAAGTATATGTATACAAAGATGATAATGTTGAAAATGCCGTCGCTAAGATTGCTAAAACTTTAAATAGTGGTAGATTTTATGCTTGGTTGCAAAAATCAAATAAATCCGTATTATTTAAAATTAAATCGATAAAATGGGACGGTTATTCTCCTAATCCTATATTATCTACCAATAGAAATAGTGTACAATTAAAAGAACCCATTATTTATGATTATAATATCGGATTATTTCCATATAATTATATTAATATCATATTTGAAGAAGATTTTCCAGATTTAGAGAATAATCCTTATTATTTTACTGATAAATCATTTCCATCGCTTGCCGAACTTAAGAAAAAAGAATCAATATTAAATCAATTAGAAAAAATAGATACTAAACCTATAATTGATAATACCATTAATATTCATAGATATGAATTAAAAAGTAAATTAAATAAACCATATACACTAGCTGACATATTCGATTTATTAAATACATCACCTGTTATAGAATTAGTGCAGTGGGTTAATGATACTTATAAAATCATTTATAAATTACATAAATTTAATAAACTTTCTAAAGATAAATTATTAAATTGGTCTGACACTAAAAAAATATCTATAATTAATTGTATTAATTGTTATTCTATACTTAATAGCGGTACATATGCTAAATTAACCATTAACCAAGATATGAATATATCATTAAGTTATAATATTAATTTAAGGAAAAATATAAATTGGAAAGAAATTTATGAAAGTATTGATGCAATTTCTAAATATTTAAATTTTCATTTAAAACAAAAAATAATTTTTAATGAATTGAGCATTAAAGCTAATTTTATTATTGAAATTGAGAATGTTTCTATGATGAGTTTAAAAAAGAAAATTAGTGAATTTGTTGATATCTTTGATATTATGAAATCAAATAGAGATACTATTAATTTAATTTATAAACGTTCATCTAATTATGATAAAAAAGGTTTTGATGCTCTCGCTTATATTAAAAATTGTTTATATTTAGGAATAGAAGATGATGATATTATTAATCAATTAGTTATATTAAATGATATGACAGTTGACGAAGCTAAAGTTTTATTAAAACAAGAAAAAGAATTTATATATGAAATGGAAATTGATAATCTTAAACAACAAGAAACCATTAATAAAACAAATACATTAGTTATTATTGAATCATATAAGAATGGGTTTTTTGTAAATATTTTAAATATTCCAAATAAAAGTGAATTAGATAATTTAATTTATTGGATGTCTAAAATTGTTTCATCGTCCACCCAAAAAATAACAAAAAAGAAAGCAGAACCAACTAAACAACCACCACCACCTCCTAAAAAATCATCTTCATCTAATTCATCTGTTAACGACGATGATGATTTAGGTAAATTGAGTTATAATACATCAAGTGATGAGGGTAATAGTAATAAATCATCTTTTAAAAGTGATAGAAGCGAAGGAGGTGCTGCACTCGGTAAAGAAAAACACAGCTATTTTATAAATTTATTAACAAAAGCTGATAAAGATTTATTCGCCAATAATTACGCTCGAAATAAATGTCAGGCTGTTAATCAACCTGTCGTATTTTCAAAAGAATATAAAGAAACTTTACAAAAAAATGGTACATATCATTTTGATAATGATTTAGTTTATGGAAGTAAAGAAAATATTAAAAATGTATATGCTTGTCCTCGTTTATGGTGTCCAATTTCAAAAGTTCCCTTAGATGTTGATAATGGCAAAACAACTTGTCCAATCGAAGACGAAGAACCGATGCAAATGTATTTTGATAATGACCCAAATAAAAAAAGATATGTTAAATTAATTAAACCTGATGAAAATAATATTTGTGCTCCATGTTGTTTCAAAAAACCACCTAAAGATGATGAATTAAATAAATGTAAATATTATAATAATGAACCTGTAAAAGAAGAAGAACCTATAACCGATAAAGATGAAAACTATTTAATGAATACATCTCCAGTACGTATTGGACGATTTGGAATAATTCCACAAAATCTACATGAACTATTTTTTCCAGATGTTAAATATTCTGTATGTTCAAAATTACTAACTAAAAATGATAAATGTTTTGTTAGAAAAGGTATATCTCATAAAACTTCAAAAAAAATTAAAAATATTCATAATGATAGTATAATTCATTCAATCGCCCATGGCTTAAATTTTAAGAATAAAGAAATGTTTATTTCTGACATTAATAAAAAATTAGATCTATACACCTATATGAGTTTAGAAAATGGGAATGTTTGCAAAGCTTTTATGGATAAATTACCAATCATTCCAACCGATAATAAACAACTTATTGAAGATTTAAAAAATCATATTAAAAAATTTAATTTAATTTCAAAAATACCAAATGACAATAATTATAAACTTTCGAGATTATTAGGTATATTCAAAAGTTATAAAAAATTTATGTTATATTTAAGTTCAAATGATTATCCAATCACTAAATCACCATATTATTTATATTCATTAATTAGCATCATTTATAACGTTCTTATTGTTATATGGGATAAACAACCAACCGAGACATCTATTATTTGCCCTTATTATACCAGTTATGAAGATTTGATTGGTTCCATGGAACTTAATCCATTATTATTAATGATTATTAGAGATAAAAATTATTATGAACCAATAGAATTAAAAAGTAAAGGCACCGATGGTCAAAAATTAATACATCTAAATGATTACAAACATCTAAAAACTCTATTTAAGGAATGTAGCGTTTCTAAAGAAATTTATAGTGAAAATAATTCAATATATAATAATTTATATTCATTAAATACATGGATAAATACGGATCATCTTAAAATGTCTAAAAAATTTTCATTACATACAATAATTATTAATAATGATTTGTCAATAACTCATTTTTTAACTAAAGATAATTTTTTAATTATTATTGATAAAATTAGTATAAGTTTTTTACCTCGTATTATTATTAATTTAGGTATTGCTAATATAGTATTTTATGATGATATTATTGGAAATGTTTATGAACCTATATCAGTCCTCAAAAGTGATTATGAACTATTTAAAAATAAATGCGAAGAATTAAATATTCGATTTGATTTTGGAACTCTTGATAAATCTTTAACAACTCCAAAAGAATTTTATTATAAATTAACTATACAAAAAATACCATTAACAAATGATATAATTCATTCAAGAATTATTGACGATTTATATAAATATCAATTTAAAAATTATAAAATTAATAAAAAATGGTTCCAATTACAATTAATGATTTATTCGAAAATTATTAATTTACCAGATGATCAATTCAATCTTTTATTATCTTTACCTCGAATGGATCGAATTAAAGAATTATATAAAGAACTAAAATTAACAACTATACCAGAAAAAAGCAAAATACAAATAATATTAGAAGAAATACCTTTTATTTCTAAAAATCATATTAAACGATTTTTAAATGATTTTATTGTTTATAATAAATATGATTTTCTCAATCCTCTAATTAAAGAAAGTAAAACACAATTTACCTTTTCTCAAATAGCACTCAATAATAACATTCCTCAACAACTATTAATTTATCATCAAGCAACACCTGCCAATAATTTTAATACAATTTCATATCAATCAAAAGATTATATTTATAATGAAGTTACAGAAGAAGAAGAACTACAATTACCAGAACTATTTAATGGAACCGCAGAGCAATTAAATAGTAAATGGACTATGCATAAAAAATCTAAATGGAGTAATATGATTTATATTAAAAATACTAATTATGATATAAATTATATTAAAAACTTTTATTTATGGTTAGCAGCTGTTTTAGATATTAAAACTTCATATGATGATCTCAAAACAACTGCTATTAATGATATGACAGCTATATTTAGCATAAAATTAAATAATCCAGATAAAATTGAAATGCATAAATATTTATTAAAAGAATTATTTGATGATCCTCAAATATCTGCAAATATTAATAAAGAGATTGGTAAAAATTATATCAATTTTAATATTTTTTGGGAAAAGTTTTATATTAAAGAAGTATTACCTGACGATGATATAAGAAAACAATTTATATTTAATATTATTCATAAATATGGTGATTTATTCCCGAATGATTATTTTATTCTTGCTATGTCAAAAATTCTTAATATTAATATTATAACTATTCATCGCAGTAAATACGGTGCTAATAAAAAAATACAAGTTGTTAGAGGTGATATAGAAGATTTATTATTATCATCAACATTTTATAAATCACCTAATAATTATGAAAATAGACCTGTTATCATTTTATATAAATATGACGATGATAAAAAAATAATTTATAATTTAATTGTTGATAAAAATTCAAATATGGATTTATCATCCATTTATATTAAATTAAATGATATTCCTCTTGCCATTAAATATTTAATTAATGAACATTTAAAAGCGAGTTAAAAATATAATTATATTATTAGATATGACCACATCATTAACTGAAATTGATATTCGACCTATTAATAAAAATAAAGAAATTATTGAAATGCGCATAATTAATAAAAATATCGATATATCATCGATGTCTGCAATTGAATTAATAACATTTATAATGGAAGAAATCGAATTAATTAAAGATATTGAAGGTAAAACAAAAAAAGATTTAGTAATATCAATATTATATGATATATCAACATCAAAAGATAATATTTTTATTAAAGCTAATAATGATGAAATAATTAAAAATATAAATCATATGATGGAAAATAGAATTATTGGTGAAATTATAGATACTATGATTTGCTGTGCCAAAGGTTTAGTTAAAATAAATAAAAGTGTTAAACAAATGAAAGCTTGTTGTATTCCATTATTCTCTAAATAAATTTGTTTAATCTTTTTCTATTAATCATAAAAAAATGATTTGATTTATATTTATAATCATTAAAATGATCAAGCATTTTCCTATGAATAAAGAGAATATTCTTCAATTATTTAGTAATGAAGAATATATTGAAATTTCAATAGTTGAAATGCCGTACAAACAGTATTTGGTCGAATTAAATACATATGGTAAAACTATATCAGTTATTACCGATGATTGGGAGGTATTGTTAGAAATGTTCTAACAAAAACAAAAATGATATAAATGTCAATACTTATTTTTGGCATTTGTTTAAATAATCTTAATATCTGGATTACTTATTTTATAACATTCATTTTTATCTTTTAATTGTATATTGAATTTTAAGTTTTCTTCAAGACAGTCATCATTATCTTCATCATCATCCTCTTCTATATCATCCAAATTATATTTATTTTCTTTTACCTGTTTAACATCTTTTAATAATTCCATTAAATGTTCTTCATCTAAAATAATGTCGAAATTACCAGAACCACAATTTGGAACTTTACCCAACATTACTTGAGGTGATACACCACTTGTATTATCATATTCAGAGAATATACTAGCATTAATTAACATATCAACACTCTCCTCGAATGATGATTTACTTAATGCACTACTAGCATTTCTATTAATTCCATGACGATCAATAGACATTAAATTACCTCTAAATGTCATAGTATCAATTAATAATGATAAATGGCGATAATTCATAGAACCTTCCCCAGTCACATTAACTAATTCATTATATAATGCATTTCTAGCTGCTTCTACTCCCAATACATCGTAAATTTCACGAATATCATTAGAAATAGTTCGAGTCGCGTCAATATTAGGATTTGATAATATTTCAATTAAATTAGTTCCATCAGTATCTAATACCCATTCAACCACTTTATCGAAAGTTTCTTCTGTTGGATTGTAAATATCATATTTCTTTTTATTTAAAGAAACCTTGTTAATTCCCTTAATTCCTTTTAATAATACTTGATATACGATATTATGCTCCATGGCTTTTAATGCAGCTACTTCATCCTTATTTTCAATATCTTTTAATGCATAATCAGTTAATCTAATTCTAAATATACATTCATCGGCATTATCATCACTATATACACAATCAATATATTTATTATATGCTTTATTTAATTTTGTATAAATATCAATCATACGCAGACCGAATGCATTCATTTTTTCTTTATTAAATTTCATACGTAATACCCATGGTGAATCACTATGACATTTATTAATACTATCATCTAATGCTGCAAATTTCTTATAAATATCTAATATTCCTTTATCTTCTTCGATTGTTGTATCTAATTTTCCACTATCCCAATAAATCTCACTATACTCTAAAATATTTGATAATGTTGTAATTTCAATCGAGTTTTTAATATTCATAGCAACGCTCTTTGTTTGTTCAATTCTGTCATCAATATAATCAATACCATTTTCAGCAATTTTAGGATTTTTAACAGATGCTACATCTGGTTTCATATATATAATTAATGTTGGCGTTTTAGTCTTTTTGGTAGCACTAAGAATTTCTTTCAATCGAGGAACACCACTAGTAGCCTTCACAGCCGCTGCTGTTCCAGATACGTGGAATGAATCTAATGTCATTTGTGTTCCCATTTCTCCAATAGTTTGAGCTGCAATAATTCCAACCATTTCACTTGGTTGTGCGATCGCTTCTTTGAAATACTCATATATCTGAGATACTACCCAATCAAACATAGATTTATTAAAATGCTGTTCAATAATTAATTTTTTTGGTGATAAATAAACTCTTAATAATATATGAAAATATATCATACCTTGTTCAGTATCTTTGATATATAATTCAGTCATCATTTCATCAATCTTGTCAAATATATAATCAGGTGTCAAATCACTTAAAGTAGCTTTAATATCACTTGATTCACGTCTTTTAATACAATTTTTAATAATTCTATGAAATGGAATCGGATAATTAACAATACTATTTTTTCTGTTCTTATTTACTTTTGTAATTAAGAAATTCTTATCAGCAATCAAATCATTAAAATGTTCCTTACATCTTGTATATGTATTTTCATTAATAGTTTTAAATGCATCAGATGTTAAATATAATTTTAGATTGTCAATCGGAGTTAGATTGTATTTTGCCTCAATATCCATGAATTTTAATTCAATTGTTGGTATAATTTGCGTTTCAATCTTACAACCATCCATACCATCTTCTCCATATATAAATTGAATAATTGAACCATTCGCATTTCTAACTGTATTATCATAATTAATTTTAGCATCTTCCATCGCTTTCACTAATCGACGTTGAATATATCCAGTTTCACTAGTATTAACACAGTGTATACCGTTAGCAGTCGAGAAATTACCAGTTTCAGGAACAGAAACATCATAAACTTTCTTATATTTATGTTTAAATTCAGTCTCAAGAATTTCTTCAATCGAAATAATTTCGTCTAATATAACATCATTACTAATTTCATTATTACTATCATTTTCAATTACATCTGATAATTCTAATAATTCAGTAAGTTTATTAAAATTATGAAGTTCTTTTCCAATTAATTTAATTGAATATTTATCATTTTGTTCAATAATACCTGTAATTCCAATTCTTGCTAATAATACTACTAATTCATTCATTAATTCTAATGATTTTGTTTCAGTAATCAATACATCATTTAAATATCTACTATTATATTCATAATATCCTTTTAATAGTCCAATAATAAATTCATTAGTAGCTAGAAATGCATATTTTGGAATTTTATTAATATAAATTGCTATTTCTTTTCCAATTTTATAACCATCATCTAAATTTAAAATATCATTCGTTATTTTAATTTCTGGTAAATTCATAGTTACAGGTAATTTATCGCCAATTTTTACATTTGGTGTATCTCTCTTAACAAATTGTTTGCTTAATTCATCCCATACCATTAATGATTTTGATTTTGTAACTGTAATTTTTCTACCTGATTTTGTTTTAACATTATATAAAATTTCTCCAGGATCATGTCTGCTAACATTTGTAATTCTTCCCCAAATAATATTACCAACATTATCACACGAAGGAATATAAATATCATCATCGCGAATACCTAACATTTCCATATTCATATCTTCGGGTCCAAATAATTCAACAAATTCTTTATTCGCATTATCATCAATTTTATTATCGATCCAACTACCAATTTTAGCAAATTTAATTTTTCCATTTTCAATAATAATAATATCAGTATCTCCTGTTACAGATTTAACAGCCGTATCAATTAAACCCTCACGCCCACCCATAGCATGAAAGAATACTTCCTGTGGTGATAATCCACTAATAAAACTATTTTCTACGAATCCACGAGCTTCTGGACCATCATCATATTTAGTATAATGAGGTAATGTTCTATCGGTGAAACCATATGCAATTCGTTTCCCATCTACATTCTGTTGCCCAACACATGCCATGATTTGTGCAATATTAGTTTCTTTACCTTTTGAACCAGATTTCACCATATTAAACATTCTATTCGTTTTTTCATCAATTTTAGCTAAACTGATTTTAGCAACTTCATTAGTAGTTTGATTTAGAATACCAATCAATTCTCTTTCTAAAAATTCTTCATTCGAAAATATAGAATTATTTTCTAAATCACCTTTTCGCATTTCTTCCAATTTCTTATAAGCACTTGCTTTCATTTCCTTGATTTTATTATTTAACTCTTTATCTGTGCTTTCAATAGTTACTAAATCACTAATACCAATACTAAAACCAGAAGTTAATAACCAACGACAAATTAATCTCTGAGTGTTATCTAAGAATTTTTTAATTTCAACAGGTCCATAATCATGATAAATAACAGGAATTAATCCATTTGTAATATTGTGAAATACTGATTTATCTAATGTACCTGAAATTAATTTACTATTATTAATAACAACTTTTTCACCAGCCTTATTTGTCATTTCAATAAATAATGATGGTGGCATAATTTCAGAAAATAAATCTTTTCCTGTATATGTAAAATTTTTTGATGGTTTTTCTAATTTTCCTTTGAAATAACTATTAATCATTTGTAAATTTGCCATTTGTTTATCAGCAACTGTAATATAATCTTTAGTAGCTCGAAATGATCCAACTAGTGTATCTTGAACTACTTCAATACTCGGTTTACCATCTCTGGGTGCTAATATTAAATATGGAACAGCTGCTAAATCCTTTAATTCACTCATAGTTTGAATGTTTTGGGGACAGTGCAAATTCATTTCATCTCCATCAAAATCTGCATTATATGGAGGTGTATCCAATACATTTAATCTAAATGTCTGATATGGCATAATAATAACTTTATGACACATCATACTCATCTTATGTAATGATGGTTGACGATTAAATAATACATAATCACCATCTCTCAAATGACGATGAACCACGTCGCCATAATTAAGTTCATTTGCAATTTTTATTAAATCTGCATATTTTAAATTAATAGGTCCCAATTCATTTGCTTTCTTAACATATTTAGCACCAGGCCATTTATTTGAACCATTCAAAATTAATTTACGCATTTCTTCAATATTATACTCATTCACAATCTCCTGAAATGTAATATTTAATGCTACTCGAATAGGAACACCCAATTCATCAATACTAATATATGGATCTGGTGTAATTACTGAACGTGCTGATTGATCAACACGTTTACCATTCAAATTACCACGAATACGCCCTTCCTTCTTCTTCATTCTATCACATACAGAACGAAGACGGCGACCATTTCTCTGTTGCGATGGTGCTAATCCTGGAATTTGATTATCAATAAATGTGAATACGTGATATTGTAAAACCATAGTAATTAATTTAATAGTTTCTTCACTTGCACCCTTATTGATCTTATCAATAATATTATTATTTGTTTTAATAATATCACTTAATTTATGAGTTAAATCATCTTCTCTGCGTTGTCCATTTTCTTCAATAATACTTGGACGAACCGCTGGAGGTGGTACAGGTAAAACAGTACAAATCATCCATTCTGGTCTATTCCATTTTGGATTAAATCCCATCAATTCCATTTCTTCATCTGTAATTCTCTTAAAAATTCTTAAAACATCTTCCGCTGTAAATTCTTGCTGTACTGATGTTTCCTTTGATTTATCTTTCCATTCAGCTACTATTTTCATAGAAGCTTCTTTATTGTATCTGTCTGGTTGTTTGCAACCACAACCAATATGCTTATCATCTCCGCAAACTTTAATTTTAGTAGTTGTATTACATAACTTAAAATATGCCTCCCATCGTTTTTGATTATTCTTAATTGCTAATATACGATTCATTTCATTCTTTAATTCTTCAATAGTCGTATGTTGCGAAATTAACATACGCGAACATCTATAACATACACATTTCAATATCTTTTTTACTATGTCGAAAAACATCGCATGAAATACAGGTTTAGCTAATTCTATATGACCGAAATGACCAGGACAGAATACATTTTTTTGCTCACATGTAGTGCAAATTTTATTATGTTCTAATACTCCCATACGTGGATCAAATAATCCACCCACGACAGGATCACTACCAGTATAAGTATCAGTTTTAGTAATTTTAACGACAGAACGCTTGATGATTTCTTCAGGTCCTAATACGCTAAATTGTATGCCTTTAACTTCTTCAATAATGACTTTTTGACTATTATATGACAATTCATTATATATCGACATATCTATTTATTATATAAGTTAATTTTAAATATAATCATTTTTTATTTTAATAAATTTGATAAATTCGTATAATATTTTTGTTTAATGTCATTATAATTTGTTATAATTCCTTCATCATATAATAACTTTTTTGAAAATAAATTATAATTATTATTTTCGTTAAAAATTACATATATTATTAAATATATTAACAATAAAATCATTAATGTTTTTGTAATATCTCTTACAGGAACATATATCAATCCAAATAAAATTATTGCCTGTATTCCTTTATTTTTCAATACTTTCTTTTGAAAGTCTGTTAATTCTAAATCCAAATGTCGTGCCCCAATTTGCATAAATATAACAGATGCTATAAATATTGGATCAAATGCAGTATTCATTATATTATCTATAATCAATAAAAAAATAAAATTATCAGTTATCTGTTAAATCAACTACATCACTTAAACAAATATGCGCATCCTTATAATAATTAACAACTTCTACTGGTGGAAAAACTAATGGAACATAATTTTGAATACATTCAATATTAGATTTAGACGTAAGAATTACAAACTTATGAATATCTGAAAACATCTTTTATTATTATTAATAAATATTATTTTTTTCTTAAATAAAATTTATCTTACATACCATTCAAATCGCATAGACGCATTACGACCTCTAGATGCTTGACAACATCCAATATAATCACCGCTAGAATAATTAAATGATATACCAATACCACCAGAAACATCATTACTACCATCACCAGTCCACCACCCCCCAGTGCCTGGATTTTCATTAAAAGTTCCACCCCATCTTACTGAATGACCCCATGATGTGCGTGGGCGTATATTTAGACCATATGCCATAAATTCACGCTGATTTGACCAAATACCCTGTTTATATTTATTTGTAATATTTTTTGCTATAAAATCATCTCTTGATGAATATCTTGTTGATTCACATATAGGGCTATTATTATAATTAGGATATGGTTCTGCCGCATCTCCATAAAATTGTATATAAGTATTGTTTTTTGAAAAATAATTTAATAATGTTTGCTTTGTTTTAATTATATTCGGCTCAAGCCAACAATAACCATATCCTGGTAAATTTATGGTATTATTTGTATCAGCTGGATTAAAAATAGCTAAACAATCATTTATTTCACATTTATTAAAAACATCATATTTAGCATCTGTATTATTTGTACCATCATTTCTAGTTAAATCATATTCATTTAAAACAGTACGATTAGTCCAGTGAGCCGAATTAAACATAAAAGTTTGCTTATTTTTAGCACCTTTCATAGCCAACATCCAACCACCACCATCGCATACATCATTCATTATACAATAAACTGGTTTAACTACATCATCGGACATTCTTATCCAATAAATACCATCTGTATTTGTTCCTGTTTGTTGTTTTATTTGTTTTGCTGATTTTCCAGGATTTCCACATGATCCTAATGGTTGTAATGATGTTAATGTAAATGTAGGCACGCTATAATCTAATTCTTCACCAGTATCTATATAATTTTTTAATACATCATATACATTCTGTAATTCTGGTAATAATAATGCTGTATCCCATATTATTAAATATGATAATGCAAAATCTGAATTTTCACCCCATGGATTACTATTTATTGTTAATGTTCCTGTGGTATTTCCATTATAATTTCTTATTGGATTATAATTGTTAACATATTTATCACCATTTAAAAATAAATATGAATTTGCACCAGATGCGCCAGATGTAGCACATGAAATTACCCAACTAGTACTATTATTAGGCTGTCCCATAACAGAATTCCAACCATCATTATATGCAATTTGTGTTCTACTTTCCCAGTGTCCTAACAACCAATTTGGACCATTATTTGGATATGTATTTGCAGATAATATTCTTCTTCTATTTGTATTAGGATTTGTATATCTAGTTACTGCACAAATAGTATATTCTCTTGGAATACTTTGATATGGAAATAATATTTGGGTAGTTTTTGTTCCAACTATAGATTTAACACTACCATTTGCATCTAATGGAGCTGTTTCAGATAAATTAGATAATGTCCCAATAACTGAAGCAGCCCTACATGGTCTATCATATAAATCTTGTATTTGAGCAGTACACGTTCCATGTCCAGCAAAATACATAGCATATGGTAATTTAGTTCTTACTAATTGATTAAACATTACATTTGGCGATGTACCTGTATATGAATAATCTGCTAGTGTAGTAGTTAAATTAGCCATGCCAGGTAAAGCAGCTCCAGTATTATCATATGTAGAACCATCAGTATTGTCATCTGTTGGTTGTTGAACTGTATTCGCTATATTAATTGGAATGCCATTAATATTAATTTTAGATATATTAAAATTGGTTAATGAATTATCAAAAAATATTATTAATTTTGATAATATAACTGGTTCGATTGTATCTAATATAACTTTGCTAACTGTATTTCCAGATATAGATTCGCTAGTATTAATTATATTATAACTGTTTGCTACAGTAGGATTAACTGTATATAAATTTATTTTATTGGAATAATTAGTACCTGCATTTGAAAATGTTATTGAAATGTTTGTAAATTTTAATTGTGTTAAATAAGTAAAAATTATATAATGACCTATTAATGTTCCAGTCGATGTTGCTAAATTTCTAGCAGGTGCACTACTATTATTTATTAAATTTATATTAGTAGTTGAAGATGAATTAAATGCATTTGATATTTGCACCGAATTTATTTGTTTATATGAAGATGTTATATAATATAAATTAGTTGAATCAGCAACCATAGTTTCAGATGATGATATTAATAATCCACATGTATCTGTTGCATTTGTTGAATTATCATTTATTGGATTTGTTGATATAGTTATTGCAGCATTAGCAGGTGGAAATCTAACAACTAATGAAGTATCATATGATTGATTTACAAATTTCTCAATACCTTTAATATTAGTAGTTAAAATATAGGTAATTCCTAGTAAAAATACTAATATAAATATTATCAATATTAGTATCGAAAGTTTATAATACATATCTATTAATTTATTATTATTTTTTTTATTTATAATATTTTATTTAATAAAACAATAAAATTTATAAATACACGGGAATTAAACACGAATTATGAAATTAATTAAATATTATTTTAGGAAATTTATTTATTGTTTGTTAAAGTTACAAATGACGTTATTAGATTTATGGGGTGGAAGTTATGGATTTGGAACATTAATACATCTACAATATCAAGTTGGTGGCTGTATGAGTACTGTTACTGATTATGCAAATACATTAAGTGATAATTGGTATATGAATTCGATTGTTAATATGATGGAAGTAACAATTATTATGTATTACTCGTCAATTTAAATTGTAGCATTTTAAAAAATATTATAATTTTATAAAAAATCAGGTTTAGCAGGTAATATATAATTATTAATTGTAAAATCTCTTAAAGCCTGTCTATATTCTTTAATAATCAATAGTTTATCATTTGTTATAGGAAAATCTATTAATAAATATTTGTCTGTTTCATTTAATAAATTATTTCTTTGTTTTTTTAAATGTTCATTATTACAATCAGTCATATATTTTATTAGTTCTTCTGTTAATTCAGGTTGAGGGGAATTATCTATAATTATATTATTCATTCTACTAATAAGTTCCAATATTTTCTAAAATACAATATCTCGCACCTCCATTACTACCTCCCCAAAAATACACTTGATAAGCACCAGTACCCTGTACATCAAACCATGTTAAATATGCTTCTGAACTAGAATTAAGTACTTGGTATATTCTACATTTACCTCCACCACCCCATGCTGCAAGAAATACATTATAACTTATTGTATTAACATTATTACCGGAATCTCCAAAATCACCTGAAGTTGATGAAATAGTCATTCTAAAAATAAATTGATTATTACCTGCTCCTCCTACAAAAGAACTAATATATGAACTTATATTAATATAATAATAATAACCAGCTGGACTAGATGAATATGATGGGGTGAATGTAAATATTATTTTCTTAAATACATTAACACCACCACTTAATACGCCTCTACTTGTTATTCTCATAACCTCTCTAGAATTTGCCACACTATTTCCCCAAGTATGAAATGTAATACATGAATGATTATTAGCACTCTCACCTGCGGCTGCCCCTGTTATAACACCACATTTTATTCCACAAAATTGCCAATTTGCTGTACTACTACCATCCCATCTTCCAATACTTAGAAAATCTAATTTATCCGCAGCATGAATATCTCCAGCTGTTAATATTGCTCTGCCTATATTATGATTAGCATTAGTATAACCAACATCTAATGTTAACTTTGGCGATGTATTACCTATACCAACACTACCAGCAATATATGTTACACCATTTCCAGGTACAATTGCTACACTTCCTATTGGATTTAAAATTACACTATCAGGACCTGCACCACTAGAACCATCATTTTCACATCCAATAACTAATGCAGCTGTTTCAGTACTGATACCTCCAAAATAATTAAAACCAGTACCTTGAACATTATCATAAAATTTAATATATCCAAAATCACTAGCATAATTAACGGTTGATGCAAATACAATTGATGAAACACCTCCTGAATTACCATGTTGAAGTACTAAAGATCCACCACCTGACGCAGCAGCATCTCTCCCAGTAGCTTCATATACAAGTAATCTAGCTTTATCGCCAACGGGAGGAGTCGTCCCTAGACCAATATTATTATAAAAAATAGTATTAGTTGATGTTATTCTAGCCATTTCAGTTGTACCATTTACTTGAAATGAAACAGCTGAACCACTAATAGTTGGACCAACGTTTGCTTGATTCCAAAATGAAGCACTAGTATTATTACCAGGATTAGATGGATTAGATGTTAAATTAATAGCTCCAAATACACTTAAAGCATATGATGAGTTAGCTGCTGTTCCTATACCAACACTACCATTCATATATATTCCTGACCCATATATTGATGTTATAGCTCCTGTATTTCCAAATATTATTGGCTTTATTGTTGCATTATCTAATCCAACACAATCAATACTATTATCAACTGATGTACTACATATTAAACGTATTGCTTTTGCAGTACTAGTATTTAATCCTACGTTTTTACTATCAGTAACCCATAATTGTTTATTTCCCGATATATTTATACCACATAATAATGCAATACCACCAGCGGTATAATTACCAACAGATGGTGCACTCCCATATTCCTGTCCTGATAATATAAGTCCGGCATTTAATTGATTTGTTGAATATATTTCTATTGATGCATTTGCATTAGTAGTTCCAATACCAATATATCCTCCAATTGTTAATGCATTATTTAAAGTAGGATAAGTGTTTATGCCTACAGGACCTGTTAATATAGATTTTAAATTTTCAAAACCATATAAATAAAACCCAGCTAATACAATTTGACCAGCAACGGGAGAAGAATTTGTTTCTAATATAATTATTCTATAATATGATAAATATTCATAATTAGCTGTTACTGAAAAAGATCTACTTTCATATAAATTCCATGTGATGCTTATTCTAGAATCTAATATAGTCCAATTAGCACCATCATTAGAACCTATTAATATCCATTTTCTAAACATAGAATAATTATAATTATTTCCAGAACCAGTCGTAGAACTTCTTAATGTATAATATGTTAATATTATTGGTACTGGTAAAATAATTTGACACCACTCACCGATATATGCTGTTCCATTAACTGTAGTAGATACATCCCCCGTATAAATACCTGATGCATTATATAAATTACCTGCGGAAGTCCATTGACCATTATTAGTAGTACTTACTGTATTAAAAAATAATTGACTTGGATAAGTACTTGATTGTGTTGCTATATAAGTTCCATTTCCATATGTTTGTGCAGATATTGAAGTATTCGATGAATTCATAGACGTTGGAGGGTATAACCGTAATGTACTTACAACATTTGTTTCGTAACCATTAAATATTATTTGATTAATTGCTAATCCAGAATCGCCAGCGGTTTGCGTTACAACAATTCTATAATAATTAAAAGGACCATTATATGCAGTTGCAAATCCAGAATAAGTATTTGTTGTACCAGCAGATACCCAATTAGTGATATTTGATCTAAAATCTATTGGATACCAATTAGATGTATTTACTGAACCTAATAAATACCATGTTGCTGGTGCTCTTGTATAAGAAATACCGGAAATACCTGTAATTGAATATGATTGTAATACTATTGGATTTTGATATTGTATTTGTATCCATTCGCCGTAAATAATATTACTATAATTAACAATATTACTAGTTCCATAAGTTGTAAGAGCATAACTTTTTAAAGAACCTGCACCTGCACCTGTATATGGATATGGAGTATTTATATTCCAAAAATATACATTTGGATATTGAAATGCTTTTTCAGGTCCATTACCTGAAAAAGAAGATGATGCAGATACGGTATAAGTAAAATTACCATATACATTACCTGATAATGTAGTAGAACTACTCGTTAAACTTGCTGGTGGATATTGATATTGATTATTTAAATTACTATAAGTTGCATTTACAAATGATTGATATTTATTAGTTAATGCTAATCCATTTTCTAAAATACTAACAGCATTTAAATTACCACCTGGATATACTGAATTTGTTGAAGGATTTGTTCCTATACCTACATTACCAACAAAATATGAATAATTACCATTTACAAATAAAGCGCATGCTAAACCGCTTATATTACACGATGTAGTTCCTATACCTATACCACCACTACTATTAATCATTAATGGTGGTGTTGCTGCTGGAGATGTATTAAATGCACTAAATACAATAGCATTATCAGATTGTATTAAAAGATTACAATTATAAAAAGCAGCAAGTCCAGTTGACGATCCGCCAAGACCAATATATGCATTAATATTATTATTATTAAAATTAATTGAACATTTACCGTTTCCAGCACTTGCTGTATTATTAATAACAACAGTATTACTTAAAGTATTAGTAGATGAAATCGTTAATAATGTATTTGCATTAAAACTTGCAGTTGTTCCAATACCAACAGTTCTAAGCAACGATATATTATTCATATTTATAACAGCCATTAATGTGTATGTAGGTGTTGCAGCAGTTGAATATGACCAAAAATTAAAAGAATTATTATCTCTTAAAGTAAAACCAATATTAGCAGGATTAGTACCAATACCAGTAGCATTTTGATAAATAGTATTACCCCAGTCATTTCCATTTATTCTTAATCCAGATGTAGTACCGCCTGCATATATATAGCCAGCTGTTGAAAAATTAGAATTACTATCTATTGTTACAGCTGGTGTATTACTGCTATTAATATAAAAATGATATTTTGCACCACTAGGTACGCCAAACCACATAGTTGCACCTGCAATACCAATCGAATATGGATAATTAGTTGCATCACCAGGCCATAATACTAATTTATCACCACTTGATCCATTACTTCCAAAAGAAGGAAATCCCGTTAAACCATTTATAATAGATGTAGTTGATGATAATCTAATATTTGAAATAGCACCCCATCCCATATCACGACCAATAATAATTCTATTTGAAGTATCTCCTAAATATTGAATTAAACTAGCTAATCTAGTAGCATTATCATGTACCACTATTTCTGTATTATTTGAACATTCAAATAATAATCCAGCTGTATTTGAACTCCAATTAGTCGAATTTCCATAATCTAATAATGTATCTCCAATTATTAATGATCCAGCTTGCATATTATTGCCAGTACCAGCAAATGGTGTATTATTTGTTATATTTACAACACCTCCATATATACCTACCTTAATATTGGTTAGTATTGAAGTAGTTCCAATACCTAATTTATTACCAATTAATAAATTAGAATTAACTCTATAACCTAGAAAACTATTTTCAGTTGCTAAATCTATATAATTTGTTGTATTAATACCATAGCCAATATAACCTTGTCTTGTTCCATTTGAAGTGTGAAAATTTATAAAACCTAATGATCCCGATCCGGCAGACCCACCTGTTCCACCTGATAATATTAAATAACCATTATTAGTACTAACAGTAGTAGTATTACCAATTCTAACCGCATTAGTACTATTAAACCATATATCTAATCCATATGTAGCTGATACAGTTGTACCTATTCCAACACTATTATTTAAAGTTGTTCCAATATCTGTTATTGTTAATCTAACAGCTGATGGATTTGTTCCATCTGGTGTATAAAACTGTAAATTTGCTTTATTTCCTGCAATACTAGTTGATGTTATTTTTGCACTATAATTTGATATAAATGCTGGAATTCCAAATTCTATACCAGATACTTGATCTGGTGCACTAACATTTGTTTCAACTCTAATCATGGATGGTGTTGGTGATTGAACATGAAGTTCTTGTAATGGTATATTTGTTCCAATTCCAACATTATTTGCAAAATATGAATAACCATTATATACACTTAATGAATTTATACCATATGATAATGAAGTTGTACCTATTCCTATTGAATTTGTTGAAACAGATACTGGAATATTTTGATAACCATATAATCCAAATTTTACAATACAAACAGCAGGATCATTATATACAGTTGTTATAATTATTCTATAATAATTATATGGTGTCAAACTATATGCGAGCATACTTGTGTTTCTTGTAAAATTAATATTTGAATATGTATTAGTTGTATTTGCATAAGAACCCCAATTATTAATATTAGTTCTATTATCTATTAAATACCATTTAATATTATCAATTGAACCTGCTAAATACCAACTAGATGGAGAACGTTTATTTAAAGGTGTTTGTGGTCCTGTAATAGAATAACTAGTTAATATTATAGATGTTGGTAATTGTATTTGTAACCATTCACCTCTAATATTTGATGTTACTTCTGACGCGGATAAACTAGATACTATAACTGCTGTATTACACGTTGCCCCCCCACTATTTAAATAAGCTCTATTTAGACTTGCTCCACTATTATACGGATATGCTGATGCATATTGACCACATACCCATGCATTTGAATTTGAAACAGGAAAATTAAAAGCCAACCATGGTGCTTGAACTGATGATATATATGACGATGCAGTTAACGTATATTGACCACTACCATATGAACTAGTTATTGTTTGTGGTGATGTTGTAAAAATATAAGGAGGTGGATATAACATATAATAATTACTTTGAACATTCGAAGATGTTAATGTTAAACATTTAAAATCACCGATAGACCCGGTAGCTGTAGTTCCTAGACCAATAGAACCATTAATATTTAATATATTATCATTTACAGTTGATGTACCAATACCAACGCCAGCTACTTGATAAATTTCAATTCTACTATTATATAATTCATATATTTGATTTGATGTTAAAACAGTTGCATAAACTCTAAAATCATCTAAATTCATATAAAATGATCCATCTGCTGTATATTTAGATTTATTAAATTGATGTGATGCTAACGTATTTTGAAATGTGGGAATAGTACCTTTATTAATTGCAGTATATATATTTGATGCATTTATATATATATTCCATGTACCACTAGAAGATATTGACCATGTTATAAATCTCCATGTTGCAGTAGTTGTTACTAAATTATTAGATGTATTATTTGCAATATTATTTGTTTTAATTTCAAAAATTATGTTACTAGCATCAGTACCATTTCTAAAACAAGATATATAATTAGAGGATCCGCCACCAACTATTTGCTCTCCAAAATCAAAAAATCTAGCATAACTACCTGATGAACCAATAGCTGCACCAGTCCATACCCAAAATGAAAATGTTATTCCAGTTGCTAAATTTATATTACTAAAATTTATATTACTAGAATTATTAATAGTTAAATATTGAGCAACGGCAGCTGGTGTATTATTACTTGTTGCAAATAATATAGATGAAGCACCTTTAACATAATTTATAAAATCAAATTCTGGACTATTTGTAGCAGTTAAATCATTATTAGTATAAGTACCACTATTAATTAATGAGTTATCAAATTTATACCATAATATTGGTGCAATATAATTATTACACGTATCATATAATAAAGGATATGAATAATTATCATTTATTTCTGGTAGTAATGATGCACCTGTTATTGCAATTTTTCCAATATAATTAGTAGGATTAATTGTTATTGTAGTATAACCATACGGAATTGCTATTTCAGTACCTCTATTAAATTTAATACGTGAATTATATTGAAATTGATATGAAATAACAGTATTAAATGTTGTATTAGAACTAACAAATACAGTACTACTACTATTAGTTAAATAATTAATATAATTAGATTCATTCCAAGTATTTAATAATGAAGTAGAAATACTATCTATACCAAATATTTGAAGTTCTGCTATACTTAATTGGATAGTAGTACTTGTTAATTTATTAATAACAAAACCAATATAATTATATGGTGTTATAATACTGGGAGATACAACATATTCATAGTAATAAAGAGCTACATTAGTACTAATATTATAACTATTAGATGTTAATACATTAGTTGTATTTGTAGCATTTTGAATTAAATTAAAATTTATACCATCCATAGAACCTAGACAATACCAAGCAGCCGGTGCTAAATTACTAGAAGATGAATCAGTATAAAATCTAAACCTAGTTAGTATAATAGTTGATGGAAATTTAATAACAATCCAATCGCCATTATATTGATTGTTTGAAATATCTTTTATACATGAATTTGCATTTGCAGTTCCACTTGTATAATTACCACTCGCCCAAGTAGCTAGAGTGTATCCACTCGCTGGTGGATATTTATAATCAAATAAATTTTGTTTAAGTGTAGTTGAAACATTTGTATTAATAGATGAATAATATAATATATATGTTCCTATACCGTTATATGTTAATGTTTCTGTATATACTGAAGTACCTGATGGAGAACTAGTTGGAAATAATGATACATTTGTATTAGTTGAAGCAATTGATGGTGCGGAATCATATATTCTAGGTGGAAATTGTTTTTCTCCATTATTATAAAAAATAGATTGTCCATTTAACCATAAATCATTAACACTAACATAATTATTAGATGACAATAACATTACAGGATTTGAATTATTTGAAGTTGAACCATTAATATTAAAAATTATTGACTTATCTGCTTGTATATAAAGATTACTAGTATAATTACTGAAATTAGTAGATGTTCCTCCAACACCAATATATGCATTTATGTTACTATTATTAAAATTAATAGAGCATTTACCAGTTCCAGCAGCTAATGTATTATTTATAACTACAGTATCATTAGCAGTATTAGTAGATGAAATCGTTAATAATGTATTTGCATTAAAAATATTAGTACTTCCAATAGATATTTTATTATTTGTTAAAATATTACATGTAACAGTTAAATTACAATTTGAATCAATTAAAATAGCTTGATTACCGCCTATATAAAATATATGAGTACATGATGTTGGAACTGAATACCACATATTACTAGAATTAATACCTAATGAAAATGGTACTTCTGAAGGACCACCAGGCCATAATACTATTCTATCACCATTTCCACCCATTTGACCATTAGTTGGACCACTTACACTTGGATAAACACCTGCTGCAAATATAGGACCTCCATTTACTTGTAATTTTGCACCTGTTGTTATAGATGCAGTACCAATTCCAACATTATTAGATGTATTAATATAAATAGCAGCATAACTACCACCAGATTGTAACATTAAATTACTAGTACTTCTTATAACCATATCATTAGCAAGTGCATTAGATGAAAAAAAATTAGCTGTTGATGGTACTGCTATATTATAACCATTTGTTACAAATGTTATACTTGCATTTGTACGTGTTAATGATAAATCGCCAGAAGCTGTTAAATTACAATTTGAATCAATTAAAATAGCTTGATTACCACCTACATAAAACCTATGAACATTACCAGCTGGAACAGAATACCACATAGTTCCAGCACCAATACCTAATGAAAATGGTTGACCTCCAGCATTATTATTACCAGGCCATAATATAATTCTATCACCATTTCCACCCATAGCATTTGTTGAAGGATTTCCTGTATTACCATCGCCACTAATGCCAATACCTAATGCGTATATTGGTCCGCCATAAACTTGTAATTTTGCACCAGCAGTAACTGAAGCAGTTCCTATACCAACAGAACCGTTTCCATTTATTCTCATCAATTCAACGCTAGAACTTCCGCCACTAGGTGAATTTGCTACTTGAAATTTAAAAGCATCATTAACATTATCGCTAATTTGAAATAACAAACCATTACCAATACCTAAACCGATAAAATTATAATTATTGTTAGTACTTTGATATAATGTTATAATTCTAAGACCAGAGGAAAGACTATTATTAAATTGAAGAGGTGAATTTGTAACATTTGTTCCTATACCAACATTACCAATTAATGTAGATGTTCCAGAAACACTTAAATTATTAGTTAGTGAAGCTGCACCTCCTATAGTAACAGCACCAGATGCTGTCATAGTTGCTAATTTTAAATCACCAGCAGTTCCTGATGGTGCAATACCAATACCCATAGAACCACTAAAATAATTAGATGTACCATAAACTGCTAAACAATTAGTACCTGCAGTAGTTGTACCTATACCAACATTAGAAATTCCACTAACAACCATCGATGGTATACTATTATAATTATTACCAAATGCATTAAACAATATAGAATAAGTAGTTTCTATATATAAATTAGATGAATATTTTTGAAATGTATATCCAGTTCCACCAATTCCTATATAAGCATTAAAATTACTATTATTAAAATTAATAGAACATTTCCCAAATTGATTATTTGTATTATTAACTATAATAGTTTCATTATTACTATCAGTAGATGAAATTGTAAGTAACGAAGTATTATAAGGTACTGTACCTATTCCTATTGAATTTTTAAAATATGAAGTCCCTGATACTACTGAAAATGATGTAGGATAATTTAATATTGTAGTGCCTATACCAATATTAGTAGTGGTTATTGTAGCAGATGATGGAATAGTTTCATATATACTATATAGTGATATTTGTCCAATTTGTAATACAACACCACCAATAACATTAGTTACTATAATTCTAAAATAATTATAATTACTAGATGCGTTTGCGCCATTTGGTATGAATTGATTAGCAGATGTATTAATAGTCCAATTAGTAATATTTGTTCTATAATCTATAGGATACCATGTCGTTTGATTAGTAGAACCTACTAAGTACCATGTACTAGGTGCAGATTTAAATTGACTAGAACTTAAAATAGCATATGAATTTAATTTAATTGAAATTGGTAATTGTATTTGTAACCATTCACCTAATATGTTTCCAATCGACGTAATACTAGTAGACACAGTACCTAAATATGTAGATGAATATCTACTATTAGTACACGCCCATCCTCCAAATGTATAAGGATATGTAAAAGAATCATACGTACCTAATCCGAATGCTACAGATGATGCACTAGTAATATATATACCATTTCCATAACTGTTACCAGTAAGTGTAGTAGATGCGCTTGTTAAAGTGACGGGTGGATATCGTAATATTTGATATGTAAGATTGGCTAATATATTCGATTGATATTTATTAGTTAAAGACAATCCATTTTCAAATATAGAAACAGCATTTAAATTACTATTAATATTTACCGTACCAAAAATATTTAAATTAGAATTTAATGTTCCAATTGTTGTACCTATACCAACATTACCTGCAATATATATATTACATGCAGCATTAGTTTGCAATAAACTACCTGCTATACTAATATTACTAGAAGCTGTAATATTACTAGCTGTTAAAATACCAGATGTTATTGGTAAATTAGATATTAAATTATTACTGAAAACGCTAGTATATAATACTTTATCAACTACACCTATAGTTGGTAAAGTTATATTTTGCGATGAATTATCACTATTAAAATCCATAACCTTCTTTACTTTTAATATTAATATAAATATTATTATATAATACACGATATTTATTAATAATAAACAAAAATAAATATTTATACCATTATCATTAAAAATTATTTGAATATATAATAATGGTTGTGTGTTTGGAATAAGAATTTATAATTTTAATGATGATGATTTTGCTAAAATATTATTTGAAGAAAAATATGATGAAATTATGAAGTATGAACAACTAAGGGAAGCATATTTATTTTAATAATAAAAATGAATTGCGATTTCAATATTATACTGAATGTAGTAGCACATATGGTAACTGAATTTATTTAGATTGGTATCCTATTTCGTTGAATCTATTTTTAGAAAAATTCGATGTTTTTAATGAGAAAATATAATAATTCGTATTTTATGTTGATTTTTTTAAATCATTTATTTGATTTTTTAATAATTCTATTTCAATATTTTGTCCTTGTATTAATTTATATAATTCTTGAGTTGCCGATACATTTATTGCATATATAAAATCTTTATTTAATATGTGAAAATCATTTACTTCTGTCCCATATACAAAATAATTAGAACCTTCTAAATTTTCATTAATTGTTATTTCATTATTATCAATAGAAATATCAATTATATTATAATTCTTTTTTTCTTCTTTTTCATTTATTATTTGAATAGTATCATTAATTTTTAATAATTCAATATTAGATGAAATTTTGATCTTATTTTTATTACATTCACATATTGAATAAATATTGGGAATTATTGAATTATATACTGAAACAGCCTCGGGAATAATTTCTTTAATTTCTTGAGCGATAAATCCATAATTTAAATTAGTACCATTATTAATAATATCCCTATAATTGAAAGTTTTAGTTTTAATAGATAAAATTTTAGCTAATGATTTATAATTATCAAGATCTATAATATTAGTTTTAATTCTGTAATCAGAAGAAGAAATAATATTATTAGTTACTAAAATAGAACCGGTAAATCTAGCACATATTCCGGTAAAAGCAGTCACTGTTGATATATATGTTAATGCAAGATTTGATCTAAAATAACTACCAGCTACAGTCAAATTACAGGTGCTTAAACCTACATCAAATGTTATTGTTGGATTATTAACACCAATACCAACACATCCATTTGACGCTATTATTAATTGTGGTGTATTACTGTATACGTTATTTTTAGCATTTAAAATAATTGCATTATCTGCCTGTATATAAAGATTACTAGTATAATTACTAAAATTTGTTGCTGTTCCACCAACGCCTATATATGCATTTATATTACTATTATTCAAATTAATTGAACATTTTCCTGTTCCTGCAGAAATGGTGTTATTAATAACCACAGTATCATTATCCGTATTTGATGATAATATTGTTAGTAATGTATTTGTATTAAAATTTGTCGTTGTTCCAATACTTATACTTGGAGATGTTATAGATGTTGTAGTACTAATTGTATTGACTGTTAATCCGTATGTTGTTGGAGCCGTGTTGATACCAGTATTACCCATTAAAGTTGATGTTCCATTTACATATAATTTTGTTGAGGGATTGGAAATACCAATACCAAGATTACCATTTGATGCCAAAATCATAGAAGGAGTTGTTCCTGAATTATTACCACCAACATTAACTACATATGCACCAGAAGATATTATAAACAAATTGTTTTGAAAATAAGGAGGACCAAGGCAAGTAGGACCACCATACCCAAACATCGCATTATTATTAACATTATTCACTAACAAAAAAGAACTTGCATAATTGGGATTGTCTCCTATTAAGACTAACTGGTTTTGAATTGAAGATGTAGGTCCAGAATAAAATACTGCTGTGCTTGTAGTCAAATAACCATTTGTTGATGTTCCAACACCAAAATTACTGCTAACATATGTTGAACCATTTATCTGTAGATTACCTGTTATTGTATCACCAGCTTTTTTTACAAAAGTATTTGAAGTTTGGTTAGCAGTTATATAAGGAACCAAAGCAGTCGAAATAGCAGTACTCATTTGTGTAGTCGTTGAATATGGAACCAACGCAGTTGAAATAGCAGTAGTCATTTGTGTAGTGGTTGAATATGAACTTAATTGAAGATTAGTCAATAATGACCCATCACCAGAAAATTTACCTGTTCCTGTTAATGTAATACTTGCATTAGAAATCATAGTTCCTCCAGATAATGCTAAATATGTTGTTGAAGCAGTAGCAGTAGTTAAATATGTTGTTGAAGCAGTAGCAGTAGTTAAATATGTGGATAAATTAGGAGTTCCAATTATATTAGCAT